CTAAAACGAGGCCTCAGACAACAATGGGGCCAGTCACTAGAGTTAACACGGCTCCTGTGGCAATCGGTAACAGTATCCTTGGATCCCAGCCAAATGTAATTCAAACTGCAAATGGCACACGGGTTGTGGGTCGTGATTTTTGCTTTGAATGCAAAGCAACTACAGCGGCTGTTACTTCTTGGGCTCTTGTAGGAGGTATGCCACTCAGCCCAGCTGTGCTAGTTACCAGCGCAGTAAAGAACTTTGCACAAATGTTTAATAAATTCAAAATTAATAGAATCGCATTCCATTATATAACCAGCTCGCCTACGACTCAGGCAGGGGATGTGATGTTTTATTATGAGAAGGACCGCAATGGTCCATTTATTGACTCATCAAACAATAGTTTCTTACCTTATGTCTTGTCCGATCCGAACACGTTGATTGGACCTCAGTGGATGAACCACTCAGTGATGGTTAGACCCGTCGGCAGTTGGAATTCAACTGACTACGGCATGTCGTCAGACTTAAACGAGGAAACTGATGGGTCGATTTTCCTCTTTAGTAAGACTAATTCGGCCAATTCGCCCGGATATATTATTATGGATTATGACATATCTTTTAAGGAGATGTCAATTAACCCGCGTGCTGGTGTTTTGCCAGTTACGCGTGCATTGTTCAACTACATAACAGTAGGAATTTCGACTGCTGTTGTTAACACTTCCACTGCAATTAGTTTATTAACTGCAGGAAGTAATCCGGATGGAACCCCCCCGGTAATGCCTAGCGGAGCTGCTCCAGGTGATATTTACAAATTCGTCACCCAGCTGTCGTCAACCATTCTCGTGAATCCAGCTTGGGTCAACGTAACGGCCAGCACTTTAATGAGTGCAAAGCCTAACTCGACACTGATCCCTCAGGTTCTCGACGATGGTTTCACGATGTATGTTCTGTACACAGGCTCTTCCCTGGTTTTCTATCCTTCCATCGAGGCCGCCAAATCTTCCACAAACTGGTATGTTTATGGAGTTTCAGCGACCGTCACATTCACCTTGTGTGGTCTCATTTCCTTAGTTGGAAGTGCGGCTGCAACACAAAGCGCTTATTAAAATATTGCGCTAGTGGCCTAGTCTAAACTGGCCACGCCGTTTAGGGTTCAGCAAATAAATGAGGCATAATTCTACCCTATAAATGCTGATGAAAG